AAAGATAAATTTAAAAGTAAAAGAGTTGCTCCTAAGCCAAAACTAAAACGTAATCCTAAAATTAAAGTTGCTAAAGGTGCAGGACAAGTTAGTCGTGCAAGTGATGGTAATGTTTATGTATGGGCAGGCGCACAGTGGGTCAACAACGAGACAGCAAAAATGGCTCCTAGAAAAATTTCAAATGAATTAGGAAATCCAGTACTTATAGGTCTTGCTAATCAAATTAAGAAAGCAGGTTTATCAGATGTTGTTAAACCGTTACTTGCTGTTTAGAAAAACGGCAAATTAGTCTTTTTAGTAGTTTCAATATTTTCTTCGATAAGTTTACCCATTACTTCCCTATCTTCAGGACTAGTCCAATAAGCCTCTTCTAAGGTAAGGCCTCCTCGCATATACCAGCATAACTTAGACAAGTCGTGTTTCATCTGTTTGGTATTTTGCTCGAGGACCTTAACTTCAGCTAGGATCTCTGGAACGGTCCAGGTCAGGATCCTTATGCGAAAAAATTGGATTGATCAAATGTAATCGGCACGTCATAAGTTGCCGGTACACCGTTTTTGATATCCTCAGGTGAACTGTTTACAGTCATTGGCTTAACAGCAAACATTTCTTTTTGCGAATTAAGATGTTCAGTAATTTCATTAAAGAACTGTTTATCAGCGTTTGCAATAAACTCGTCGATGTGTTTACGATTGTCTACAACATCATCTCCAATTTGAATTGAGACAATACCTGTTGATATCATTCCAACTGTTAGTTCAGTAAGTTTTACAAATGAGTTTGTAAATGCTTGAAGTTTTGCTTCATCTTCAACAGCATCGTCATTTACAATGTTAAAGATTCTTTGTTCTTCAAAAGTCTTAAGAGCATTTTTTGTAAACTCTTTATATGTTAACGGTCTTAGACGTACAATCATATCTCCTACTTGTACAGTGTCGATATACTCAGCATCTGCAAAATTATCCATAATAGTGCGTAAGTCTACATTCATTTCAACTTCTTCGCCTGTTACAGGTTTTTTAATTGTAATACCCATTTCTTCACCGTATGTTGCCATACGAATTGCTATTAAACATGCATCAAGATCAATACTTGGCATCATCCATGCATTTTTAATATTAGGAATACAACTTTGTATTACATCTACTGTTGCTTGACCGTTAAGTAAAGCATCTGGTGTCTTAAACGTAAGCTCGTCTTTTGCTGTCATTGAAAATACCGGGAGCTCACCACTTTCAGTACTTTCAAAGATCCCGCCGGGGTAGAACTTTCCTTTACTAGGAAGAGTTATATACAACTTAGGTTGACGAAAATACTTCTGTAAAGGATTAGATCCTTGTTGGTTTATTTCTGACATATTTTTCTCCGTATAAATACATTATATTAATATGTATCTAATATATTTATATGCGTATATAACTAGGACTGAAAAACATGGCTGATGAAGTAAAAATTGTTGACGTTGCCGGAGGACCTGCCTCTGAGGCCACATTGGCTGAATTAGTAAAAACACTAAAAGCAATGGGTGGCGGATCTAGCGACTCTAAAAGTAAAAAATCTGAAGAAAAAGCAACAAAACTATACACTGATTCAGTAAACAAAGGCACTAAAGCCAATAAAAAAGAAACTAAAGCAACTAAAGAAACAACTGAAGCTGTAAGTAGCTTTGGCGATAGAATGAAGTCAGTTGCTGGCAGTATAGTTGGCGGATTTACAAATGTAATTGCTTCTGTTGCAAACATGGGAATGGTGTTTACAACCGGTGCAAACACTATTGAAGAATTTGTTAAGACAGTTCCAGTAGTTGGCGGAGTATTAGGCTCTATGGCTGGCTATTTTCAAAATGGTACAGATACATTTAGACAATTATCTGCTCAGGGTGCAGCTTTTGGTAACAATATAGAGACGTTGCGTAGATCGGCTGCAGAAGCAGCAATGCCGCTTGATATGTTTGCAAATATGGTAGCAAGTAATTCAAATACATTAACATTGTTAGGCGGAACAATTAGTGAAGGTGCAGCTCGAATGGGTAAACTTTCTAAAGAGATGCGTGGTGCAGGCTTTTTAGAAATGGGTTTTACTATGGAAGAGTTAAATGAACACACTCTAGGATATATGGCATTACAAGCTCGTCGAGGACGACTTGAAAAAGCAGGTTCAGATGCAGAAAGACAAGGACTTCAAAATTATATAACACAACTTGATAAACTTACAAAACTTACAGGAATGAGTCGTAAGGAAATGGAAGCCACAATGCAAAGACAAGCTCAAGAAGCAAATGTTAATGCAATGTTATCAAAACTTGAAGGAGATGCTAGAAAAAACTTTACAACAAACTTAGCACAAGCATCTGAGTTAGGACCAGAACTAGAAGGTGCGTTTAAAGATCTAGCAGATGGAGTTGCTCAAACTCCGTTAGGCGAGTCAATGGCTGCATTAAGTCCAGAATTTGCAAAACTTGCACAAGATTCTGCTGCAGGTAGAGTTACAGCTGCAGAGTTCCAAGAAAGATTAAAAGGTATTGCACCAGACTTAGAAAAGTTTAGAGATGACATGGGCGGTGCAGGTACAAGTGCATTAATGGGACAAGATGGGCTTGGTGAATTATTAAGTTCTTTATATAAACTTACAGAATTTACTAACAAGGCTATTGACCCAGAAAAATTAGAAAAAGAACAAGCAGAACGAGATAAGATTACTACAGGATTTGCAACATTTGAGCAAACTATACAAAAAGTTAAAGACAAATTCCAGTTAGCACTTATTGAAAGTGGAGTACTTGATGCTGTTGGCACAGGCTTAACAGAAATAGCAAGTATATTTGGTGTAGCAGGTGATGAAGCTGCAAAAGGTGTTGAAGAGGCATCTAAAAATAGTACACTTACCCTAGCAATGGAAAACATGAAAGTTAAAATTATTGAGATAACTGAAAGCATTAAAACATTCATAAAAGATATAGCAAATCCAGATGTTAGTTTCAGCGAAGCGTTGAAAAAATTGTTTAACAATAATGCCGAAGACGACGGCGAAAAATTTAGCGTTGGTAAAATGTTAGGTGAAGCGATTGCTGCAGCTTGGGAAAACGTTGATCTTAATATACCATGGGGAACATTATTCATTGGCGGACTAGTAGGAATAGGAGCTGCAATAGCGGCACCAGTACTTGCTATACCAGCAGGCATAGCGGCGGCAGTTACAGCAGTATTTGGTATACAATTTATGAAAGACTTGTTCAGCGATGTCTGGGACACAGTAACAAGTATCTTTACTATGGACACAGTGTATAGTATCGGTGACTTAGCAACAACTATGTGGGAAACAGTCAAAGGGTGGTTTACGTTTGGCGAAGGTGAATCATTTAGTATAAGTGCAGTTGGAACAAAAATGTGGGAAAGTGTTACTGGTTGGTTTAACTTCTTAGATACTAAATTTAGTATTAGTGATACAGCAACTGAAATGTGGAACACAGTTACAGGATGGTTTGGGTTTGGTGAAGGCGAAGCAGCATATTCAATTAGCAAATTGGCTTCTGATGCTTGGGCAACTGTTAAAGGTTGGTTTGGATTTGGTGAAGATGAAACATTTAGTATTAGTAAAATAGCAACCGATGCATGGAATACTGTTACAGGTTGGTTTAACTTTGAAGGAATGGAAATGCCAAGTATAAAAGATATGTTCCAATCAGTCTTTGATGCTGTTAAAGGCTTCTTTACATTCGACTTTCAAATGCCTAACTTTAAGTCATACTTGCCGAAGTGGATGGGCGGAGAAGGAAAATCAATATTTGGCGGAGACGAAACAGCAAGTGCAGGTACAGAAGCTACTACACAAGTAGCAACTTCAAATGCACCAAGTGTTGCTTTACCAGGACAAGCACAATCAGCACTTAATGATCTTGCATCAACATCATATGCAGATCTAAATAAAGATTTAATGAATTTAAAAACGAATATGGACGCAATTGGACAAATTGATGGGTTCAAAACCACTATTTCTTCATTAAATGAGCTTGACAATGACGGCGTTTTCAAGTATAATGATGCAGTAAAGAGTTTAAATGAGACCTTTAAAGATTTAAACAAAACTCTTTCTGAAGATAACAAAGGTTTCTTTGGCGGAGGAACAGGAGTAGCAGCCGCAGATGTAGTTGGTAACCAAGGTTTAGGTGGAAATACCGGAAATCAGTTAAATACAACTATGCTCGCATTACTTGAGGAAATGAAACAAGTTAATTTGAATACAGGTAAGACAGCAACAAGAGTAGGCGGGCTGTCCGGTGATCTACAACAAGGATAATAAATGAGTTGGAAAAAATATTTTACACCAGTACCGACTGGTAATAACACAGAAGGGAGTTATAGTCCCTTTAGTGGTCGTGGTGGTAGTATGAATGCTGGACCGGCCAAATCAAATTATAGTTCTTACCTACCAGATGTATATGTTGGTAGTCCAAATCGTGTTGAAAGATACGGTCAGTATAACACAATGGATATGGACAGTGAAGTAAACGCGGCACTTGATATTCTTGCTGAATTTTGTACACAACAAAACACGCAAAATAGAACTCCGTTTATAACTGATTATAAAACAAAAGCAACAAACTCAGAAATTACAATTATACAGCAATACTTACAACAATGGTGTAAGTTACAAAACTTTGAAACACGCATGTTCCGTATTTTACGTAACACATTTAAAATGGGTGATTCATTTTTTATTAGAGATCCTGAAACTAAAAAATTATATCATGTTGACCCAGGTAAGTTAACAAAAATTATTGTTAATGAAAGTGAAGGCAAAAAGCCTGAACAATATGTAATTAAAGATTTCAATTTAAACTTTAAAGAAATGGTTGCAACAACACCTTTTCAAACTAATGGTAATGTTACTGGTGGCGGAGATGGTTATCTAACTGGCGGTGCAAGAGGCATGGTTGGAAATGTTAACACACAAAATGCTGCAGGTGGACGTTTTCAAAATGCAGACAACGAATTAGCCGTTGATGCAAAACATATAGTCCATTTAAGTCTTTCAGAAGGCTTAGATATGAATTATCCTTTTGGTAATTCATTATTAGAAACTGTATTCAAAGTTTATAAGCAAAAAGAATTACTTGAAGATGCTATTATTATCTATCGTGTGCAAAGAGCACCTGAAAGACGTGTATTTTATGTTGACGTAGGTAACATGCCTAGTCATTTAGCAATGCAATTTGTTGAAAGAGTAAAAACAGAGATACATCAAAGACGTATACCATCACAAACAGGCGGCGGTACTAACGTAATTGATAGTAGTTACAATCCTTTAAGTATAAACGAAGACTATTTCTTCCCACAAACAGCAGAAGGACGTGGATCTAAAGTTGAAACACTACCAGGCGGTACTAATTTAGGAGAAATTGATGACCTTAGATATTTTACTAATAAGCTCGTACGTGGTTTACGAATTCCTAGCAGTTACTTACCTACCGGCGCTGATGATGCAAGTAGCCAATACAATGACGGTCGAGTAGGAACAGCATATATTCAAGAGCTACGCTTTAATACGTATTGTGAAAGACTACAAAATTTATTAATTGAAGAATTTAATCAAGAATTTAAACGATATATTCTTGAAAAAGGTGTAAACATTGATACAGCAATGTTTGACTTAAGATTTCAACCACCACAGAACTTTGCAAGTTACAGACAAAGTGAAATTGACAACGCAAGAGTACCAACATATACACAAATGAGTCAAATACCTTATATTTCAAATCGTTTTGCAATGAAACGATTCTTAGGTATGACTGATGAAGAGCTTGCAGAAAACGAAAGACTGTGGAGAGAAGAAAATGACGAAACACTAGCACCACCTCCAGGTGACCCTAGTGGAGAATTAAGAGGAGCCGGAATAAGTTCAGCTGGTATTGATGCAGATTTAGGTGGCATCGAAGACGAAGCGGCCGACACTACACAACCTGATGTTGGTGCAGATGCAGAAGCACCCGAAACAGCAACAGGTGATGCTGGTGCTGATACAGCAACAACTGACCAAACGGTATAAATACTATTATGATACTACGTGAATTATTTTATTTTGATAAAGAAACATTAGAACCAGTCGAAGACTCATCTTACGACCCAGAACTTGACGATTCAGTAGTTAAGAAAAGCGATTCTCGCAAAACAAGATTAACATTATCCCAAATTAACCGCGTCCGCAAAGCAGCCGACATACATACTAAAGAAGCAAGCAAAGAACTTGACTTTATTAAACAGATGTATGGAATTCCAGCTGTTGAAGCCGGCGGGGTGTAATGGCCAAACTAGATAAGTCTCAATATACAAAAGAACAATGGCGCAAGATAAAAGAAGCTCGTCGTCAGGAAAAAGCCGCGGCTAAACTTCAGCAACAACAAACTGTTACGCCATCGGTTAAAGAAATCCACGAATCATTTCAACCTAACACAGCATTTGTACTAGGCAACGGTGTGAGCAGAGCTCCTATTGATCCAGAAGATTTAAAAAAGTTAGGTAAAGTTTACGGGTGTAATGCATTATATAGAACATTCGAAGCAGATTATCTAGTTGCTGTTGATGTTAAAATGATTTTAGAAATTAATAAGTCAAGATATCAACATAAAGTTCCTGTTTGGACAAATCCTAACAAAAGTTTTCAAAACATGAGTGGTTTAAATTATTTTTCGCCTAGTAAAGGTTGGAGCAGTGGACCAACAGCATTATGGTTAGCAAGTCAGCACGGATTTAAGAACGTATATATCTTAGGTTTCGATTTTCAGGGCATAGATAATGCAAAATTTAACAATTTGTATGCAGATACAATGAATTATAAGAAATCTACTGAAGGACCGACGTTTTATGGTAACTGGATGCGTCAAACTAAATCAGTATTTAAGGACCATACAGATATTAATTACTATAGAATAG